CTCCCCCTCCCTTTCAGTTCCTCCTCCAGGGATCATCCTCCCAAGGCTGCCGCGGCTTGAGCAGCAGGTAGAGCACCGTGCCGGCGATGAAGATCCCGGCGACGCCAACTGGTCCCGCGATGGCGAAGCCGATTGCGGCCATGAAAATGCCGGCAAAAGCGGCGGCGAAGCAGCTGCCAATGTCGTTCATTGCTTGCTCCTCTTGGTTTTCGGTTTTGGCTTGAGCCCGCGGGCATTCATGGCCAGCTGGTAACGCAGCTCGTGGGCGTCCTCGATGCGGATCGGGCCGGCTCTTCGTTCCGGGTGTGCGGCCTCGATGCGGGCAATGCCGATCGTCTTCTCGTGCAGCAAGCGCAGCAGGATTGCCGCCGGCCCATCGGTGATGCCCTCACGGCTCCAGCGCCGGCTGGTGCCGTCGCTCACCCCGATCAGCTTGGCCAGGCCGACCTGGGTGATGCCGAGATCGGCCAGCATGGTGTGGAACTGCTCGGCGGTGATCATGAGAGGATCCCTGCTTCGATGAGGATGCCGCGCGCTCCGAGCGAACCTGGAATGCGACCTGACCACAGGCATCGACCGTTCGCGTAGACCGAGCCGTGCCATTGCCATCCGCGGTTCTGGCCGCGCGGCTTGTACCGGATGCGAACCGACTTGCCGCGCGACACGACCACGGAGTACAGCGTGCCATCGACACTGCAGGTCCGCGTCCAGCCGCTGATGCTCTCGTGCTTGGGTCCAATCAATTCGTACTTCATGCTGCGGTCTCCTCTGCCGGCTTCCAGCTGGCGAGCCGGCGCTCGAACTCGGCGAGATCGGCGCGGGCGTTCTTGATGCCGGCGGCCAGTTCTTTGCGGTGCTGCCGGTAGAGCGACACGTAGGTCTGCCGCATGAAGCCGTCGCGGTCCCGATCGATGTCGCGATCGGCAAAGTCGGCAGGGCGCTCGACCGTGCCCTTGTTGCCGTGCTTCCAGCGGAAGGCCGGATTGATCTCGTATTCCAGCGTCGCCGGCGGGTTGGCCAGGAAGTCGGCCAGCAGCGCCTCGGTGCGGGCGATGTAGCCGACCAGGTGCTCGATCACGATCGGCAGCGCATCGCAGGCGACCTCGATGGGACGAAACTTGGCGCCCATGCAGCTCGCCGTCTGCCAGCCCTGGTGGCGTGGCCGCCGGTAGCCGTGGTGGGCGATGATGGCGTCGCAGATGTCGCCGCAGGTGTCGTTCTTGGGATAACCGCGCACCGTCTTGATGACGCGCATGCAGATCTGGCAGTGGGTGGTCATTCGGTTGCCCTCCTTCATGGCCTCCTCAGATAGGCAAAAACGTCCTACCGGTCAAGGATGCCTGGCCATGGTCACGGAGCTCGCACCGGATGACGAGGCCTTCTCGGTCATCCTCGCCCGCCTCACCGCCATCGAGCAGCGCCTGGTGAGCATCGAGCGCCTGATGATCGGCATCAGCTACTGGGCATTGCGGCCGGTCGGCCACGTCGACAGCACCGGCAAGGTGCATTTGGATGAGCAATGAACCCAGGACCGCTGGAAGAAGGCGTCAAGGTCGCCGGTCATGTGACCGAGGCGCTCAAGTCCTCCCCGATCCTGCTCGCCCTCGTGCTGCTCAATGCCGCCATCGTCGGCTTCTTGTTCTGGTCCGAATACCAGGCCAGCAACCGCGCCTCGGAAACCCGCGAGCTGTTCAAGGCCATGTTCAATCAATGCCTGCAACGCTCCCAAGCAGGCCAAGATCAGGCCAGCTCTTGACCACAAGCACAGCATCAGTAAGCCTGCCGGCCTCATGAGCAGGCAAGAGCACACAGAGCCCAAACGTAAGGCCCCCAGAACCGCCTGGCAGCCAGGTCAGTCCGGTAATCCAGCCGGACGCAAGAAGCGATCATGGGGTGACAACGACGTCACCAAGATCGCCCGCGAATGGTCCCCACAAGCCATGAATACTCTCGTCGAGATATTCATGGACAAGTCAGTTACACCAGGTGTCAGAGCTACTTGCGCCGAGAAGATCATCGAACGAGCCTACGGCAAAGCTCCCCAAATCTCCGCCCACATCCACGCCAGAGCTAAGCCCCAAGACCTAAGCGATGATCAACTGTTGAGGATCATAGCAGGTGAACCACTGACTTCAGTTCTCGCTGATCCGCTAACCATCGAACACGAACCAATCGCCGCTGATCCGCAGCCAATCACTGCAGATGTGCAACATTCATCGGAGGAATTGGCGCGAGATCACGATGTGATCTCTGCTCTACCGGGCGAGCCTGAGCCCGGTACCACTGACCGCTCGTGCTGACCTGCCGATCGCTATGGGTCTAGACATGGGTAGGCTTGCGATCGAGCGAGAATACTCAGTAATATCAATGAGCTTGCGCGGATTATACCTCCGCACGCTGAGGGGGTGGGCCTCGGTTGCCTCGACCCCCCCTCCCCGGATAGCATTCGGACGAGGCTCATCGGCTGTCAAAGTCTTGGGGCCCCTCATCCGAAGCTCTGACCCCCTTTGTGCTGTTAACGCGCGAGACGTTTTGCTGTTAACGCGAGACGAAATGGACGTAGGGATGAGACGAAATGGCGGGACGAAATAGACGGTACGGGAGTGATGCGGAGCGGAAGGCTGCCTGGCGTGCGCGGCAGCGTGAGGAAGGAACTGTTGTGGAGCTTCCTGGTAGTGAGGATGCGTGGGTGAGACGGCAGCAGGCGCATCCGACCGTGCATGATGCGCGGGTGAAGTTGGTGCGGCAGTATGTTGCGGCGCCTGGGAAGTGGCCGGACGGGATTGACTGGCCTGGGTGGGATGAGCCGCACGAGCTTTGGTACACGGGGCACGAGGGTTATTGGGCGGGTGCGCGGTTGTTGCTGGAGCGGGATCATGAGGGGGCCTGAGCGGCCGGTGGTTGTGGAGCCGTTGGGTTATGGGCGGAGCCGGGTGAGGGATGTTCCGCGGCGGCGGGCTTACATGAAGGATTACATGCGGCGCTGGCGGCGGAAGGCTCAGGATAAGGTTGTGGTGAAGCGAGGATTGTCGGGCCCGTGAGGCCTGATGACGCGGGCCGGCGCTGGCGTGTTTGCCCTCACAAGCCTGTCCAAGCGCCGGCCTGACGTTTGGGGGTTTTCATGGACGAGTTGACGAAGGAGCGCTGCGCCGAGGTGGTGCGGCAAAGACGGTTGCTGCGTGCGGATCTGGTGGGGTGGTGCAGGCATTGCGGGTTCGAGCCGGCGCGGCATCACCGGTTTCTGTTGGGGAAGCTGGAGGAGCTGGCAAGAGGGAAGGGCGGTCGGCTGGCGATCTTCATGCCGCCGGGGAGTGCGAAGAGCACTTACGGGTCGATCCTGTTCCTGCCGTGGTATTTTGCGCTCTATCCCAAGCACCAGGTGATCACTGCCTCGCACACGGCCGAACTGGCGGAGAAATGGGGCAGGCGGGTGCGGAACCTGATTGCCGAGCATCATCGCGTGCTCGACTACAACCTTTCCGGCACCAACCAGGCGGCCGGGCGCTGGGAGACCAACCAGGGCGGCGAGTATTTCGCCGCGGGGGTCGGTGGTGCGATCGCCGGCTGGCGCGGCGATCTCGTGGTCATCGACGACCCGGTAAGGTCACGCGAGGATGCGCAGAGCAAGCCCCTGCGCGACAAGACCTGGAACTGGTACCGCACCGACGTCTATCCCAGGCTCAAGCCAGGCGGCCGTATCGCGTTGATCCAGACGCGGTGGCACGAGGATGATTTGGCGGGAAAGATCCTCGCCGATCGCGAGTTCGGCGGTGACCAGTGGGAAGTGATATCATTGCCTGCACTCGCCGAGAAGGACGATGCGCTCGGCAGAAAGCCGGGCGAGGCGCTCTGGCCGGAATGGGAGCCATTGGCCGAGCTGGAGCGCAAGCGCAAGGCAATGACGGCCTCCGACTGGAATGCGCTGTTCATGCAGCGGCCGGCGCCGGAGGAGGGCGGCTACTTCCAGGCCCACTGGCTCAAGCCCTATGACGTGCTGCCGAAGAAGGACACGCTGCGCGTCTATGGCGCCTCCGACTATGCCGTGACCGGCGACGGTGGTGACTACACCGTGCATATGGTGGTCGGCCTCGATCCCGATGGGAGGATGTACCTGCTCGACGTCTGGCGGCAGCAGGCGACGCCGGACCGCTGGGTCGAGGCCTTCTGCGATCTGGTCAAGCTGTGGAAGCCGATGGCCTGGGCGGAGGAGCAGGGCCACATCAGGAGCGGCATCGGCCCGTTCCTGGAGCGACGGCAGCGCGAGCGCAGCGCCTACGTCGCCAGAGAGCAGTTCCCCACGCGGGGCGACAAGGAAATCCGCGCACAGTCGATCCGCGGCCGCATCGCCATGGATGGATTGTACGTGCCCGAGCGCGCGCAATGGTACCCGGCGCTGCAGCACGAGCTGCTCACCTTTCCCGACGGCAAGCACGACGACCAGGTCGATGCATTGGGCCTCGTCGGGCAATTGCTCGACCAGATGCTCGAAGGCATGCGCCCGGCAGCCGCGACCAAGCGCGATCAGGGCAGCGGCTATCGGCCCACGCGCCCGCGCCTGCCACAGGCAGGCGACTGGATGGCGTATTAGGTATCTAATACCTTTTCGAATAGGGTATCTCGAATAGGTATCTAATACCTTTCTGCAAAAGGGTATCGAATGGCTATCAACGGCGCGTCGTCGTCGACATCCGGGTATAGCGCCGATACGCCGCGCGCCGTCGGCGGCGGCTTCACCGGCGACCTCGCCACGCAAACGAGCGATGTCGACTACTGGTCGCTGTCACGCTGCAAGCGCGGCTACACCGACTACCTCGGCTCCAAGCGCAACGAGATCCAGGAGCAGCAGGAGGCACGACGCTATCGCCACGGCGCCCACTGGACCGCGGCGCAGATAAAGACCTTCAACGACCGCAAGCAGCCGGTCGTCACCTTCAACCGCATCGGCCGCAAGCTCGACGGCATCGTCGGCGTCGCCGAAAGCCTGCGCGCCGACCCGAAAGCCTATCCCACCTCGCCCAAGCACCAGCAAGGCGCCGATCTCGCCACCGCGGCGCTGCGCTCGGCGCTCGAAGCAAACAAGTTCAAGCAGCGAACCCCCTTCATCGCCGGCGAATGCGCCATCGACGGCTTCGGCGGCATCGAGCTGCAGCTGATGCAACAGGCAAACGGCTATGAGATCGCCCTCGAAGAGGTCGACAATGAAGGCTTCTTCTACGATCCGCGCAGCAAAAAAGCCGACTTCTCCGATGCCCGCTACATGGGCATGGGGAAATGGGTCGACGTCGACGTCGCCAAGGACATGCTGCCGGACCACGCCCAGGAACTCGACGACAGCGTCGGCGACGGCGCCGACCTCACCACCAATTCAGACGGCGACGCCATCTGGTTCATGCCCGCCGGTGACCTCAAATCGGTCCGCCTCGTCTACATCTGCTACCGCCACCGCGGCGGGTGGTGCTGGGCGCTGTTCACCGGCGCGCACAAGCTCATGGAAGGCAAATCCTACTTCAGCGATCGCCACGGCAAGCCGATCTGCAGCTTCATCATGTTCTGCGCCGCCGTCGATCACGACTACGACCGCTACGGCTTTCCGCGCAACCTGAAATCGGCGCAGGACGAGATCAACCAGCGCCGCTCCAAAGGCCTGCACGAGCTGAACACCCGACGCATCATCGCCGAGAAAGGTGCCTTCGACGACGTCGAGAAAGCCCGCCAGGAGGCCGTGCGCCCCGATGGCGTCGTCGAGCGCAACAAAGGCTACGAAGCCGAGTTCGACGACGCCAAGAAGCAGCAGGACATCATGGGCCAGCTGCGCTTCCTCGAGGACGCCAAGGCCGAAATCGAAAACTTCGGCCCCAACCCGGCACTCATGGGCGACCAGGGCATCGCCAACCGCTCGGGAAGAGCCATCGCGCTGATGCAGAAAGCCGGCATCGCCGAGCTCGGCCCCTACACCATCGAATATCGCAACTGGAAGCTGCGCGTCTACGAGGCGGTCTTCCACGCCATCAAGAAATACTGGACCAACGAACGCTGGATCCGCGTCACCGACGACGACGGCATCATGCAGTTCGTCCAGATCAATGCCCTGCAGATGGGCCCCATGGGCATGCCGCAGATGGTCAACGTCATCGGCCAGCTCGACGTCGATATCGTGCTCGATGAAGGCCCCGACACCGTCACCATGATGGCCGACATGTACGAAACGCTCGCCCAGATCGTCCCGGCGATCGCCCCCATGCTCAAGCCGCCGGAAGTGCAAGCCGTCGTCACCATGCTGATCGAAACCTCGCCGCTCTCGGCACAGCACAAACGAAATTTCCGGCAGGCGCAGATGCAATCGCAACAGCCGGATCCGCTCCAAGCCCAAGCCGCGCAGATCCAGCTCGCGCAAGGCCAGGCCGAGGTCGGCGAGACGCAGAGCAAGACCATCCTCAACATGGCCAAGGCGCAAGCCGAAGGCATGCCCGATGCGCCGGCAGCACCGCAGATGGCCGAGTTCGAGGTGCCGCCGATCGTGCAGATCGAAAAGGCCCTCGCCGACATCGACAAAACTCGCGCCGATGCCGAGCACAAGCGAAGCCAATCCGTCGGCGAAGCCCAGGTCGCGCGCCTGGCGCCGATCGACTACGTGCAGAAGGCGATGGAAGCAGCACACTCGCGCGCCTACGACGTCGCCGATCTGCGCTTGCGCAAGTACGAGGCCGACAGCGCACGGCAAGCACAAGCGCGTTCACGCGCGTCTTAACGCAAAGTGAGATCGCAGAATGCCGCCCGCCAGTAAACGCAAACGACGCAGCAGCAACCCCCGGATCAAGTCCGGGGGCAGCAGCGTCACCCCGCAGGTCACCACCACGCTGCTCACCGTCTCGATCGCCGCCGGACAGTCGGTCTCCGCCGCCGGCGACTGCCGCACCGCCACCCCCGTCCGCCTGCGCATGCCAGCAACCTGGAACGCCGACTACAAAGCAGAGGTGGTGACCTTCCTCGGCTCCACCGACAACATCAAGTTCTGGAACCTGCATCGCACCGACGGCAGCGAAATCTCGGTGGTCGTGCTGCCAGGCGACAACTCCGTCATCCTGCCCACCGACCTCGGGCTCAAGGGCGGCCAGTGGATCAAGATCCGCGCCGGCACCAGGGACAATCCAGTGACGCAGGAAGCGCAGAGAGATTTCGTGTTCGTGCTGGAGGCCTGAAAGCATGCCGCCCGTCAGTGAACGCCAGCGCCGCGCCATGCAAGCTGCAGCTCACGGCAAATCCACGCTCGGCATCCCCAAAAAAGTTGGCCAAGAATTCAGCGAGAGCGATCCCGGCGGCAAGTTGCCGGAGAAGAAGAAGCAAACGCGCAGCGCCACCAACTACGGCAAGATGGTCAGCAGCGCGCGCAACTACGCGAAATAGGAGAGCGCCATGACGCTCGGTCTCATCTTCTGGATCCTGATGCTGCTCTGGTTCATCTTCGGCCTGTACTGGAACTACACCCCAGGACAGCCGCCGAACCTCGGGCCGCTCGGCTCCCACATCCTCCTGTTCATCCTCTTCCTGCTGCTCGGCTGGGCCGAATTCGGACCGCCGATCCGCAGCTGACCCTTCCGCAAATTTCGATTTCGTAGCTCGCCGACGAAACAGGCGAGAACGCCCGCGATCGGCGAGACGATCGCGCACGCACGGACCCAGCGAGACCGGTCCAGGACGAGAGCCACCATGACGCAAGAAAACCAGAACCAGATGCCGAGCGATGCCGAGCTGTTCCGCGACGCCATGGCCGAAACGCCACCGCCGCAAGCAGAGCAGCCCACATCGCCAGCGGAGACCACACCAGCCAGCGCGCCCGAAGCCACGCCACCGCGTGGACCCGACGGCCGCTTCCTGTCCCGCGATCAGGCAACCCAAGCGCCCGCTGCAGCGATATCGCAGCCGCCCGACGCGCAAGCAACGCCACAGCCCGCAGCCGAAGAAGGAGGCCCCGTGCCTTCCTGGCGGCACCGCGAGCTGCGCGAACAACGCGACGCCATCGAGCAGCGCTCACGCCTCCTAGAGCAGGCGCTGATCGATCAGCAACGCCAGTTCGCTGTTCTGCAGGAGCACATCCGGCAGGCGCAGGCGCAAGCACAACCTCCGCAAATCCCCGACATCATCTCGGACCCCGCCGCCTATCACCAGCACATCACGCAGCAGCACCAGCAATCGATGCGCAACCTGGAAGCCAACTTCAGCTTCCGCATGGCGCACCGCGAGCACGGCGAGCTGTTCGAGCGTGCCTATGTCGAGATGATCGGCCGCGCCGAGCGCGGCGATCCATCAGTGGTGCAGGCGGTCATGGGATCTCCCGATCCCGGCGTCTCGATGATCAACTGGTTCCAGCGCGAGAGCACGCTGGCGCAAGTCGGCAACGACCCCAACGCCTGGTTCGACAAGCAGCTCGAAGAGCGGCTCAAGGACCAGAAGTTCGCCGGCTCGCTGCTCGAACGCATGCGCGGCACCGCTCCCGCCGCCGCGCCCAACGGTGCTCCCAACGTCCAGCTACCACCGTCGCTCAATCGCATCGCCAGCTCGGCACCAAACATGCCCGCCAGCGGCGACATGAGCAGCGCAGCCATGTTCGACTACGCCTTCCGGCAAGACCGCGAACGGCGCTAGTCGCATTTTCACGAAAGGATAGAGGGCCATGGCTCTCACCGTGATCCAGGACAACAACAAGCTTGTCCGCTACGTTCGCGAGATCAATCGCGAATTCTGCCGCGAGAACATGTTCTCGCCCTACATGGGCGAGGAGATGAACGCGATCATCCGCGTCCGCAACGAACTCAAGAGCGGCGGCGAGATCATCAATCTGCCGATCGTCGCACGCCTCACCGGCGCCGGTGTCACCACCGGCACGCTGGTCGGCAACGAGGAGAAGATCGACAACTACGGCCAGCGCATCCGCGTCGACTGGGCGCGTCATGCGGTGGTCACCAACAAGGCGGAAATCCAGAAGGACAGCGCCGACATCTTCGGCGAAGCCAAGCCCCTGCTCAGCGACTGGGGCAAGGAGCTGCAGCGCGACGAGATCATCGCCGCCCTGATGGCGCTGCCGAGCGAAACGCTGCCCACCGACGGTCGCGTGCACGGCATCCAATTCGATCTGGCATCGGCCGCCCAGCTCAACACCTGGCTGAGCGACAACAGCGATCGCGTGCTCTATGGCGCCTCCACCGCCAACCACGTCTCGCTGGTGCACGAGACGGCGCTCGATACCCTCGATGTCGCCGGCGACAGCCTCACCGCCGCGCGCCTGAGCCTGCTCAAGCGGGTGGCGATGAACGCCAACCCGAAGATACGCCCGTTCAAGACGCGCAACGGATACGAGTATTTCGTCGCCTTCATGGGCACCAACCTGTTCCGCGACCTCAAGGACAACCTCAACTCGCTCGGCGGCACCGCAGTCAACCTGCATGCGCGCCCGCGCGAGACCATGGGGCCAAATGGAGCACCGGATAATCCGCTGTTCCAGGACGGCGACCAACTCTACGACGGGATCATCGCCCGCCAGGTGCCGGAAATCTCCAGCTTCGTCACCAGCATCTGGACCGACTTGCTGGCGGCAGGCTCCGGCGACAACGTGCGCGCCGAGCCGGTGTTCCTCTGCGGCCAGCAGGCGGCAACGATCTGCTGGGGGCAGATGGCGAAGCCCACCGAACGCGCCGAGAACGACTATCAGTTCGTTCGCGGCGTCGGCATCGACATGTGCTACGGCATCTCGAAAATCTGGAAGAAGCATCCGATGACCGGCACTGCCCTCAAGCAATGGGGCATGGCCACCGGCTTCTTCGCCACCACCACCGACTGACCCCGCAAGCATCAGCGCGTTCACGCGCGTCTTCATGTAAAGCAGGCAAAGGACAAAGAGACATGGCTACTTCGCTCAACAGAGCCGTTCCCGCCCGCGATGCGGGCTATCAAGGCGTGCAGTATCTGCGCAAGGCGATCTCGCCAGGCGTGTTCACCGCGCAGACGATCGGCGTGCTGCCGGCAAATGCGCAGATCGTTCCCGGCAGCGTGCTATCGATCAGCACGCTGTTCAACGGCACCACGCCGAACCTGGACATCGGCTACGCCGCCGACAGCCTCGGCGTCGCCGATCCCAATGCCTACGGGTCGGCGATCGTGCTCACCGCCACCGGCGTGCTCGCCCTCGACGAGGTGGCAGCTGCCACCTCGTTGCCGCGCAGCGTCGATACCACGGTGACCGCCACCGTCACCGGCGCCGGCAACACCACCGGCGCCGCCGAGGTGATCCTCGGTTACGTCACCAAGAACCCGCCGTCCTGACGAAACATCGGGGGAGGCAAACCGCCTCCCCCGCCTGCGCGTTGTCATGCCGGTGAAGCAGGAGATCGCCCATGGCATCACGCAGGAAACGAAAGCCGATCACGCGCAAGCAGGAGGTGAAGGTGGCCAAGCGAACCAAGCAATACGACGACGACGACGACGACGACGACGAGATCGAGAGCAGGAAAGAGCAGCGGAAGGGCCGGGAGGTCATCGAGCCGCCGCCGACCGAGATCGCCTGCCCGCGCATGACCTGGAAGGGCAAGCAGCAGGTCAAGCGCTGGCGTGACGCAGGCGTCTGCATCGACTTCGCCAAGGGCGAGCCGGTGTCGCTGGCGCACCTGTCGCCGTACACCGTCGAAGGCATGCGGCGCAACGTCGAAGGCCGCGACGAGTGGATGCTGGAGCTGCGGCCGGAATAACCGGGGGGCAGACCCATGGCCGACTACACCCGACGCGAGCTGGTCGACATGGCCGCAGTCAAGCTCGGCGCCCTCGGCGCCGGGCAGACGCTCTCGGCCGAAGACCTCGACACCATCGACACCATGGTGCCGGCCCTCTTCGACCAGCTCGCCGAGGACGACATCCTCGCCATCGGCGACGAGGAAGCCATCCCCGCCTCCTGGTGCCCCTACCTGGCCACGCTCCTCGCCAACCTGGTAGGGCCCGACTTCGGAGCCCCCTTCGATCCCGCCATCAAGCAGGGCTCCGAAGCCATCCTGCGCAAGCTCGTCCGCGGCAAGGAAACCTACGAGCCGCAGACGCCGGACTATTTCTGAAAGATGCCAGATCCGCTCGACTATCGCGCCATGGTGGACCAGGCCAACCGGGCGGCAAAACCGGTCGGCGACTTCCTGCAGCGCTACGATCCGCTCACCATGATCAATCAATTGGCGCGGCACACCACCGGCGATCTCTTCTTCCCCAAGGACCGCCTGCTGCGCTTCCGCAAAATGCGCGCCGAGCAGGAGCAAGCCGCGCGCGACGTGCAGCCGATGCTGCGCCAGATGCAACAGAACCAGCCGCTGCCACCGGAAATCTTCTTCATGCCCGAGCGCCTGGGCACGAGACCGTGAGATGGCCAACTACGCCCGCATGGTGAAACGCGCGCTCAGCGCCGCCGGTCTCGCCGGCGCCGGCACCGCCGCGACCACCGACGAGGCCGAAGCTCTCTTCCTCGGGCGCCTCGCCCGCACCGCCAACAAGAAGGCCCTGGCGCAGGCGCAAACCCTGGAACACCGCGGGCTCGACCGCAGCGCCATCTACCGCGAGACCGGCTGGTTCCGCGGCACCGACGACAAGTGGCGCTTCGAAATCCCCGACGCCCAGTCGATCCTGCGCACGCGCCCAAGCGACTTCCCGCCGCCGCAAAGGTTCGACATCCGCAAGCCGCCGGAAGAGCTGGCCAGCACCATGCTGAGCGAGCGCCTGTCGCACCCGCGGCTCTACATGGCTTACCCGGAGCTGCGCGAAGCCGGCTTCTTCGGCTTCCCCGCCGAGGTGCTGCCCGGCGTCCGCGGTGGCATCTTCGAAACCCCGACCCCCCGCGGCTCGGTCATCGGGCTTTCCAGCGACCTGGCGCGCGATCCCATGGAGACGCGCTCGACCATGCTGCACGAGCTGCAGCACATGATCCAGTCGATCGAGGGTTTTGCGCCAGGCGGCAGCACGACTAATCCGGCGGTCGTGGAGGCCGCCGCCCGCGAGCTGGGCATGCCGGGGGCCTCCCTCGCCCTGCTCGAAAGGATGCCAGCCGGGCGCGACGCGCTCTACAACGCCTACCGCCGCCTCGCCGGCGAGGCGGAGGCGCGAAACGTCCAGGCGCGCATCAACAACAACCTCTCCCCGCCATGGGCCACCATGGACGTGCCGGCGCAACAGCAGATCCCGCTTCCGCCCATCGAGCACCAGCCGTGGCTGCCGTTCCGGCGGCTGCCGATCGGACGCCGATAGATGCCCGAGACCGACTACCGCCGCATGGTGGAGGAAGCCCGCGAGGCAGCAGCATTGCGCTTGCGCCGGGGCCAGCGCCCGCCAGGCGGCGTCGCGCGCGCACCAGGCCGCCAGGAGGGGCAGCTCTCGCAGCTGATCGAGGACACTTTCATCCCCAAGACGCCGCTGGATTGGGCCACCTTCGCCCTCCCCGGCGGCATCCCCATGCGTACCGGCCTGCGCGCAGCAGCGCTCGGGCTCGGTGCCGCTCTCACCCCCAGCGAGGCCAAGGGCGGCCCGCTCACCGCCGCGCGGCGGGCGCTGGCAAAGCCCGCGGTGCAACCCTCCGCATTCGATCGCCCGCTGTTCGACTACTCGCGCATGCGCGAGGTGCCGAATGTGCCGCAGTTCGATCTGTCCAGAGCTGTCCCGGCCCGCGGCGTGCCCGAGCGCACGACGTCGATCGACACGCCGGAGAACGTCGCCCGCGTCAACGCGATCGTGCGGCGCGGCATGGAGAAGGGCGGCCCCGAATGGTACTACACCGTGCCGCTGCGCGAAGGCTTCGTCGGCGAAGTCGGCGAGCGCGGCGTGCCGTACTACAACAAGTTTCTCGACTATGCCGGCGCCGTCAGCCCGCGCTCCAAGGTGCCGCAGAACGTACGCACCGCATCCTACTATCAGATGCTCGACGAACTCGGCTTGCCATTTCCACAGCCGGTCAAGGTCGGCAGCAACTGGTCATTGCCGGAGGGCCTGCTGCCGGAAGGCTACGGCGGCCTGGCGCAAGCGCTGCACGCGCAGAATGCAGGGCTCGTCCGCGAGGCAGGTTGGCCGGCCTCCGTGATCCCGCAGAAGCCCAAGCCTCCAAGTTTCACGGAAAACCTGCGCGGCAACTACCAGCCGGTGACGATCGACTATCTCGACACCTTGATGCTCGGCCTGCGCGATACCAAGGGAAAGCCCGTCATCAAGCCGCCCGAAGGATCGTATGGCTTCCTGGAGAAGCTGCAGCAGCGCGAGGCCCCCAAGCTCGGCCTGGCGCCGGCACAGTATCAAGCCTCGGGCTGGATCGAGCAGGCCGGCGGCGGCGAGTACAGCAAGCCGTTCCTGCAAGTGGTCGAGGACCGGGTGAAGGCTACCGCGCGCGAGACCGGATTGACACCGGAGCAGACGCTGCGCCTGTTCTATCGTCGTCAGATCCCGATCGCGCTCGCCGGCGGCGTCGCCCTGCCGGCGGTATCGGGTCGGTCGGAATGACGAGAACCTCGACATCGCTCATGTCGGGGCGCGGCAACATTCCGACGCACTCCATCGTCGCGTAGTGCCCGGCATAGCCGAAACGCGCCAGCAGCTTGCGATACCGGTAAACCTTGCCATGCGCCTTGCCGCAGATTGCACATTTGATCGATCTTCGGCCGGTCATGGCTTGCGTTCCTCGTGAAACCAACCGTGAACCGTAGAACATTTCGATAGGGTGGTCAATGGTCGCAATCCCGCTGCCGCTGGCATCCTCGCCAGGCCGCCACAACCACGCCGAAAGCGGCGGCCGCCTGGTCAACCTGTTCTGCGAGCCGCTCGCCGACAAGCGCTTCAAGCGCATCCGCACGCCTGGCCTCACCTCGTTCCTCACGTCGAGCGAAAGCGGCTTCCGCGGCATGATGCTCGTCGAGCCGACCCTCTACGTCGCCTTCGACGGCGAGCTGATGCGCGGCACCTCCGCCGGCGGCGCCATGACCTCGCACGCAGCACTCCCAGGCACGACGCCGGTCTACTTCGCCCGCAACAATGCCGCCACCCCCGACAAGGTCGTGGTCACCGAGAACGGTGCCTTCACCATCGTCGACCCCAACACCATCAACGCCTACCCCGACCCCGACCTGCCGCAGCCGAATGCGGTCTGCATGCTCGACGGCTACTTCG